GACTTTTTTAGATTTTAAGTTAGAGTTTTTATCACCTGGGTTAATTATTCTTTGTAGACCTACAATACCTGACTTTAAAACTTTAACTCCTAAATTTACTACAGGGGCTTGAGTTTTAGCTACACCCCTACCTGCTTTCACTGTATCGCAAAAATCTATTAATAACATATTTAATGTATTTAAATAGCTTTCAAGTGCATCTCCTTTAATAGCAGGTTCATCTTCAAGCCTTCTGGCTCTTTCTCCTAAATATATTTTCTTAGCATCTAAACCTATGTAGTCTTCACCATCTATGCTTACATCTTTAGACGATACTCCGAAAGATTCTTTACTTGACAATAGTATATCTTCATCTTTAGCATTTAAGAATATTCTACCTGAGTCAACTATTATCTGCCTACCTTTATATTCATTTCCTAAAATAGGATCTTTAGTATTACTATCAAACTTATCTCTAATTTGTTCTAGTGGTATGGTATGATCTGAGGTTAAATATATAGAAGAATCATCTTGATTGATATCTTCTTGTAACATTCCATTATTTTCAGTGTCAAATTGACCGTTTCTAATTATAGTAAAAGGTTTACCGTTATTGCTATCATCAGTATATTTGTTGTCTGGATGGGCATAACCAGAAAATCTTAATGAATTACCAAGTCTACCCTGTATGATATAGTCGCCAGAATAAGGTTGAAGATTATTAACTTTTACTTCCGGTAGGTCATTTCCTAAGTCTAAGGTGCTATAATCAGGATGAATAGAATTATGGTTTACGTTATCAAATAGGGATACTATAGAGAGGTAGTAAGTTCTACTATTTTCATCGTTTTCGAATCCTGATGGGGCTTTGGTTAAGAGTACAATTTCGTTTTTTAAAGGGTAGCTCCTTGCTCTATCATCTAATGGAAAAGCTACAGGAAGATCTTCTTTGTCTTTAGTTACATTTTTATCTGACAGTAATCTATATTTAATAGCTCCAACACTTTTTTCAGCCCCAAATTTTTCATACTCGGTATTATCTTTACCTAAGATTATATCTTGTACTCTAGCTAATTCAAGGCCTTTGAGTGAAAACTCTACTGCATCTCCTAAGCTGCCAATTTCAGGATTACCTAATAACATGTTTATTCTTCTTCTGTATCTTTTTTACCTTCTCCTACCTGCTTTACTTCATCATCCATAAGACCTTGCTCTTCTATTAAGTCTTGAAGTTCAGATAAATCAAATTCTTCCACTCCACCTCTAGCTATAGTTGCTTCTAGTCTTTGTATTACTTGGGCTAGCTTGATTAAGTGTTCATCATTTTTTACGCCTATCTCCATATACTCTTTTATCATAGGTACTAAGAGTGTAGCGTCACCAATATTTTCTATAAGAGGTTTTAGCTCTCCTATAAGCCCTTTTACCTGGGCTTTCGTTTCTTTAGAGTTATCGTATATCTCTCCAAAAAGGTCGGATAAAGTTTTACCTTTAAATATTTCTTTATCGATGCTCATAATTCTTTATTAATAAATAGTTTTAATCAGAATTATTTCGTAAAAGTCCAATATCGTAGGCTTTTTGGTAGCGTTTTCTAAAGTCTGCTTTTAATACGTTTATTACTTTTGTTAGGTTAGGAGTATCGCAATCAGTCATTTCTCTTATATAGATATAAAGAGCTTTCTTTTTAAAAATATCTAAGTCATGTCTAGTCCTAAAAATAGTAAGAACTGCATCTGCTATATGTTTATCTGCTTCTTTAGTAAACATATCATCCATTATATCGTATGCATGCTCTACCCAGTTATCGATAAAATCACTTAAGTTTTTAGCTGCCTTATGGTCTACTTTTAGCTCTTGTTCGTACTGATCTTCTATATCTGAAAAGTTTCCTACCTGTTTAAGCTTTTTGTAGTTTTTATTATTATAGTTTATTAACCATCTTTTTACTATAGTACCAAAATAAGAATATGCTTTAGCTCCATTAGTAGGATCAAACTTCATAATCTTTTCTTCGTAAATAACTGATACTATTTCATGTTTTAAGTCTTCTATTTTCTCTACGTCAGTATAGTAGAACTTAAATGTATGAATAATATTCTCTGCTAGCTTGTAAAAAGGGTAGTAAATGTGTTCTGTAAAGATCTTTTTCCTATAATCCTGATCTTCAGACTCGTTAAATTTAACTATGTATTCTTCTGTTTCTTTTGTAAAGTAGTTAGCTTTCGATCTCTTCCTTGCCATAATTTTCCGGGAGCATATACTTATCCAATTCGTCTTGGACAGCTTTCATCTGGTTAAAAAATTCTCCCACTTCATCATCACTTTGAAAGACCCCTCGTTCATCGAGATTTTGTAAGTGTTTTTTTGACCTACCGATAAGATTAGAGATATTTTGAAGATATTCAGTTTGATCTAAGGTAACATCTTCGTATTTCTCTACTTTTACCATAAGGTTTCTAATAATATACACTAAAGTTCCCGAAAAGGCAACTAATATTCCAATAATTACGTAAAAAATTTCCATTCTATAAGTTTTTTAACATTTTGTTTAGGCCTTTAGAGGCTTTAATAGGTTTTTTTTGACCGTATCTTGGTTTAGTTTCTTTAGGAACTAATTTACCCCCATTGTTACGCCAAACATCGAATTCTAACTTAGACATTAAGAAGTCTGCCGAGTGTAGAATGAATACTATATTGGTTTTCATCCTAGAAGTAGGGTAATTACTATAAAAATAAGCTTCATTAGCTTTATCGAATACGCCATCATGTAGTCTTATACCTAAAAATTCGTTCTGTGTAACAGGAATACCAAATTTCTGTAGTATAAACAGAGATCTATCGGGTACTAACATAAAATCTAAGTCTGGATTGTATGTATAGTTTTCAAATAGTTTATTTTTTCTCCATTCATCGGTCTGTATTACGTAATTTTCTTTAGTTCCATCACCAATTTTACCTAAATCATGAAATAAAGCTGCAAATACTAGTTCTTCTTCTGTAAAGTCTATAGTACCTCCCATTTCTTTGTAAAGTCTCATCTGTTTTAGTGAAAACTCTACTACTCTATTAACATGATCTACATAACCACCTGGGAATGCATTATGATGCCAAGACTTACCACTAGCTGGAGCCATGATATAGGCTTCGCCAAGGTGTTCTATAAGCTTTTTACATTTTTCCTTACGGTCGGTAATGTAATGGTCAACTATTTTAAGATGTTTTTCGTAATTCGAATGGATTTTCTCCGCTTGCAATGACATATTAGATTAATTATTTGTTTAATTATTAAATTATTCTTATATTATACTATAATTAAGTATTTATTTATATTTAATTCTTAATATATAATTAAGATAATGATTTTTTTTCAAAAGATCAACTATTCTACAATAAATTTTTCCGTAAAGTCGTTTTTTAGTACGGAATTACTACCTGCATCCCAATAAACCTCCATGTATAACGTAATAGTATCACCTATAGCCATAGGAGGAATAGGTCCTACTGTACGTCTACTACGTAATCTAGTATGATCATCTGTAAATTTTATAGAAGTTCCCTGTACCATGTTAACTTTCATACCTGCAAACTGTGTAAGATCGACTGTAGTCGTACTATTTGGTAGTAAATTACCGGAATAATCGTAAGGTCCCTGGAAAGGATTATAGTTATTTACTGTTACGGTAAGAGTATCTCCTATTATCCAATATGTATCGCTATCAAAACGTGCTTCAACGTTATGAACCCCGTTATAAGTATAGTAATCATCTAGTTTAGATGCAAAAACGTCAACGTTAAAATAAGGTAAATATTCTCCTGTCCAATCTAACTCAATATGATAATATCCATTCTCATCTGCTTGTACGGGAAATACCATTTCGGCGTTGCAATCACCGTCAACGCAAGGAGGGGGGAGGATCTCTTCTATAGTACAAGAAACGAGCATCGCGCTCGCCGCGCAAAACGCGCAAAGTTGCCACGAAATTTTTTCTATTAGTTTATTCATATTTTATATTATCATTTAATTCAATTTCTAACGCTTCTCTATTATAGAAGGCTTCTTCAGTATGTTTTTGATTGGCTATCTCGGATACCATTACGGTTATAGGATAACCTTTACGTAAATTCATAATAAAAGAATATTTACCGGTAACGGATAGGTTCCAGTCTGGTTTATCCATAGAGAGTCTATCTATTGTAATATCTGAGAATCTATGGGCAATAAAATCTGAGAGTTGAGATTGGATATACTGAGGTACTATCATGACTTTGGTTAGAGTATACTAATTATGTACGTTTCTTAACTTAAACATATACAGTGGAAAATTATAAGTAGTCTTATTACCCATCATATCAAAGGTATAACCTTTCATATAGGTTTTAAGTATCTTTTCTATATTCATACTACCTCCTAGAAGACTATTACCCTCTCTTATAGTATAATCTATTTCATCTTTAAACCCATTATAGGCTCTTATAGTGAATACTCTGGGTTTATTATTTCTATCTACTCCATAGGTAACCTCAAACTGCTCTCCGGGTTGTAGAGAGTTGATTTCTTTAATAATCTTGTTAGATTTCTTTACTTTTTCTTGATAATTCATATAACCGTTTTTAAATATACCATAATATAAGAAGAAATATGCAGAATTCCAACTATTTCCCCTTTTATTTATCTAAATATTTGAACCACCTGTTCATAACGAACCAAAATAGTACAAATAATACTACTACCTTTAAGAAAATTATCATATTTTAGTTTTAGTTACTAAATATGCAACCGAACATTGGGTTTTTCGTAAAGTAAATCGATATATTTCTTGATTACTGCACATTTTTCATATTCTTCGAGGTTTTCAAAGTAATATAACATAGTATGCAACGATTTATTTACTTCTCCACTATCAAAAGTCTCTCCAATAATGTATTTTGTTTCGAATTTATCGGATTTTATCCTTTCTAAATAGGTATAAAGCTTTGAAAAGTATTTATGTTTTATTCTATCCTTACTTCTAAGATATTCTTCCTTATGGTTTTTGCTGTAAATTTTATCTAATAGGAAAAAGTTATCTACCCCTCTTACTACCATACCCATAAGGA